TTCGCGGTTAAATGCGCGCTCTTTGGCTTCAGTTATTGTTTCATCATAACGCTCTTGTGCTTCAGCCATTTGTTCATTAAAGCGTTCAGTAATATCTTTCTCACGGTCTTTGTATGTTTGTTGCGCGTCTGCTATGCGTTCATTAAAACGCTCTTGTGCATCGGCAAACTTATCCTGGGCATCGCGCTGGGCTTCTTCCCAAGATTTGTAATAATCTGCCAATTTCTTTTTTAGACTATCAATTTTCTTTTGTGTCTTTTCATCTATCTTGCCGCCGCTATCTTTGCGCCCTTCTCCAAAGCCACCATCACCTACAGCGTCTTTTGTTTCTTTTCCTGCTTTCTTTGCACTTGCCGCTAAACCATCTAACTTCTTAGATAATTCTGTGGCTTTAGCCGCCGCCTTTACACCTAAATCAGAAATGCTATTTAAGCCACCATTGATAGCATCAAGTCCTGATTTAGCATATTTGCCGACACCTGGAAGTTTAGAAAGCGCTAATAAGAATAATCGCATCGGACCTGTTACAACTTTTGCGATAGCCTCAAAAACTTGTGCAACCATAGGCACAATAGAAGCAAACGCATTAAGCGCGGCTTTGGCTACAGCAATAACAATAGTTCTAAATTTTTCAGAATTCTTCCATAACAACACAACTGCGGCTACGGCTAATGTTACACCTGTGATTAGAACACCAATAGGGTTGGCGCGCATTGCGGCGTTAAGGGCAAGCATAGATGCGGCTAATCCATTTGTAGAAGCAATGCTCGCTAGTTGTGCGCCTTTTAATAAAGTTGTAGCAACTTGAAATACGGTAGTTGCAACAGTTGTCACAACAAGGGCTGTTCTATAAGCCGTATATGCCGCAACACCCGCCAGCAATACTTTACTTAAAGCAACAATACTGTCTTTATTATCAGTAAGAAATTTGACCAATTTACTTAAAGCGGGCAATAATGTATCGCTGAGGAAATTCGCAAATGTATCAATGACGGGTTGTAAGGAATCACCTATCTGTTGTTTCAAATTGTTCAAATCGTTAATGGCTACTTGTAAGCCACCTTCACTTGTGTCGCGTAAATTCTTATTAAAATCTGCATAGGTAGAGTTAAGAACTTTAGTAAGCGCTTCAGCGCGTTCCATCTCTGTGCCATGAGAAATTTGTTTTTTAGTTGCTTCATCCAGCACAAAGCCAACTTTTGTCAAAGATGTGAAATTACCTTGCAAGGCTTGAGCAAGGCTGTTAGTCATTTGCTTGTAATCATCTGCCGATGCAGACGCGCCTTTTTCTGCGGTTACATAATCCAAGATAGCGGGTGTTAATTTGCCAATAGCCGCGGCGCTCAAATCAAATGTTGCTAATTGCGACTGCGCTACGGTGATGTTATCGGCAGAAACCACACCTACTTTTTCTAGGGCTTTGGCTTGGTCGCCTAATGCCTTTATCTGTGATTCGGTAGCGCCATTGGTGTTAAGCAATAACTGGCGTAATCTTGCTTGTGCGGCTTCTGCTTCCATAGAAGCGGCAACAGATTCTTTGAAAAATGAAACAACTTGAGAAGCGGCAAAAGTAACACCGATAGTCGCGCCTAGTTGTTTGACGCGGGTTGTAAATGATGCAAAACCTGAATCAACATTTTTTACAGAATCATCTAAACCCTTGAGAGAAGCCTCTGCGCGTTCTAGTCCAGTTTTTAAGTCAGATACATCGGCTTGCAGTTTGACTATTACGGGGTCAATGGTTGCCATTATTACCCCTTCATTCTAGTTGCCAGCGCCGTTGTAAATACCCTAGACAAAGTACCGTTGTCAGATAACTTATTTGCCGCAGGTCCTAAGTATGGATATTTTACGCCTGGTTTCCATCTAGGGTGTCCAAATTCAACGGCTCTCGCATAGACCATAGTTGCAGAAACTTCTGCCTCATAAGTTTCAAAACCTTTTTGCGTTTTTGTTGTAATACTTCTACGCAAATTACCTGTTTGCACATTTGGACCAGGGCGACCCGATGCGTTCATTTTGGCTTGTCGCTCTACCGCAAGACCCGCCATTGTTATTGCATATTCAACAGCGAGTTCTAATTTATCTTCTGTTTCAGCAAATGAAGAAAGAACATCTTGAAGATTAGTTACTTGGATGCGTACAGCCATCACTCAGCCAATCTTTCTGCCTTCACCTTTTCAACAACTGCGGCAATTGCTACTAACCAATCGGCTGTATTGGCGGGCAGATTATCAACCTGTTCAGGTGTCCAACCAAAACGCTCCGCCATTGTGTAATACATCCATTGGTCATCGGGGTAATCAAACGCTGGATTGCGCTCGCCACCCTCTAACAACCATTTTAGCCGTTGGAGTTTTCGGTAATCGCTTTTGGGTCGTTTTCATTCTCCACGCTGTCTGAAAGACTTGGGAACAAATACTTTTGTGCTTCTTTGGTTTCATCTACAAGAGCGTCATAATCGCGCATTTCTAATTCGCCTAGCGATTCAATTTTGATTGACGGAATAGGTAAATCAATAGACCAATCCTCAATCATCATTGCTATGAGCGCATCACCAAGCGCCATGGCGCGGGTCAAATCTCCGCCCTCAACTTCTGAACTTTTTAGAACGGCTTTGCGGTCTTTTACGCGCAACATTTTTGGGTCCTTGAGAGTAACTGTTGCGCCTGAAGGTAGGGTTATTTTTTTAGACATATTGCCTCCGATTGTTTGTGCCTTCCTAGTATCTTACAGGAACAAGGGCGCGGGATAGCGGGGAAGGCGTACCGCTATCAACCTGACCGCCCTTGTTCTGAGTCTATTTATTAAGCGTAAGTTCCCGATGGTTTTGCGTTCTGCAAAGTCCATTTAATCGGTGAAAATCCGCCGCTTGTTCCTGCATCTGTTGTGTTGGATTGTGCGTTGATGTCCACAGAAACCTGAACAAAATCTTCTCCGCGCTCAATTACTGCGGCTGTGTAAGCACCCTTAGTAAGAACTGCGCGAATCTGAACAGCCGATGCACCTGCGCCATACTGCCAGTTGAGAGAAATCTCAGGCTGGGTGTTGGTGAGGAATCGGGTTAGTTCTGTGTCATTTTCCATAATGAATGTAACTTTTCCTGTTACTTCCAATGGTCCAAGGAACACCTGATATGGGTCCTGTGTATTGCTGATTCCGTAAATTGGAGTCACAGGGCGGGTCATATCAATGTTGCCTGTCATCGCTGTGCTAACCGCAGAACCGCCAATAAAAACAACGCCGCGCCAAACAGGTGTTGGCAAGACGGTGCTAAATGATGGTGTTGGGTCTGCAACTGTGTTGGATGCAAAGCCTGTTGTCTTGGTGTCATATTCCAACATTCCATCTGCATTGAAACGCAGAGAGAAATCAGAGAATTGGCAACCAGGATATTGACGCACATTAGCCGCATAGAAATCAGTTAATGTATAAGAAATTGGTTGTGCATCTGCGCCACTTGTAAGGCTGTTGAGTAATGAAATTGTGTGTGTAAATGGTGCTGAAGCGCCGCTAGTTGCTACAGAACCAAGAAGTCCTGCAATTGCGTAACCTACGGTGTCTGCAAATACCGCTCCACCAAAATCTACGGTTGAGCGTGTGCGACCTGGGATGTAATTGTAATTAAGAACATTAGAACCGCGTAGCCCTTGGTCATAGAGCGGGTCAATAATATCTACTGGTTTTAATGAATCTTTTGCAACAGGGATAAAGTCTGTTGCCGCTACGGGTGTACCTTTGGTAACTTCTTTAGCGATACCAAGGTAAGAGCGTACCGATGCTTGGACTGCCATTTATTCACTCTCCTGATTTCTTGTCTGACGCGGCAGACGGTTTGATTGTTGTAATTGGGGTTGGTGCTGGTTTTGCCGCGCCACCCGCGATGAAGTCAGGATGGCTAAAACCTTCAGGTGCATCAATTTCATCACCTGGTTTGACGACTCCAAACGCAGGAAACACGCGTTCTTCTGTTCCTTTATATGTCAGTTTCATTCATGCTCCTATGCCTGAATCATCTCTGTAACATCAAATTCTAACTCAGCAAAGATGTCTGTAGCGCCTTCTTTGCTTGTCGCAGGTTCTCCATAGCGACCAACAATGACGGGTTCAGCACCTTGCCAAACTAAAACACCCGATTCGTCACCAAAATTATGGTCACTCCTTAAGCGTTCTTTGATGTTATCAATGAGCGTATCAAAATCCGCCATTGAATCTTCTGAGTTTGTATGTAGCGAATGGCAATAAATTTGTAGAATTACGGTGTAATCAACGCGCTTCCATCCTGAATGGGAGCCGCCTATTGCCAAACGGTTTTCTCTTTCTTGTGCGATAAATACAACTACTGCGCTACGCGTCATCTGTCCTGGTTGCGCATTGACCTGAAAATTAATGCGTTTAGGAAAAGATGTGAATACCTGGTTGAGATTACAGATAGGGGGATTGGCTAGGAATTTCGCCAGCGTATCCCTTACACCTACGCGACCTCCCATATTATCGGACCCTGCGATAGAGATTAACCATATCCAAAGCCAATGCAATTTCACCTGCATAGCGTTGGTTGTTGCCGATATTGACTGTCGGTTGCGTAGTTAAATTCATCGTCATAGACGCATCACCGCGTTGTTTGATAAACGCTGTGGTCATGAGAATGGTGGCTTGTTTGATAGCGAATGGCATATTGCTAAAGCCCGCGGCTGTGTGTGTCTTAGTCAATGGCGTTACCAAAGGAACTGTAGTGGAACCATAAACATAAGTTGTATCCACCTCTACAGATTCAGCATTAGCACCATCTATAATTCTATAAACCTCACCTGGCAAAATGCCCGATGGATTCACAACAGTTAAACTTGAAGCCCCTGCCGTAGCATTGCAAACCGTATTGACATAACCCGCAATGTAATTATATTTAGTAAAAATAGGAACCCGTGGACCATAAGAGCCAAAAGCAAGAGGTCCTGCGCTTGTGTAAGAAGTGTTAATTTGGCTTAAAGGAATAACAATTTGTTGATTCTCAAACCAGCATTGTGATGGGTCGTCTAATGTTTGTAAATTATTTGGTGAAGTACCCCATTGAAAAGAAGATAAAGAAATAATTGGATTTTTGTTTGGATGCAAAAAGATGTAACCCTGATTGCTAATGCGCACTCTTTGTGTTTCTACAATTGGGTTAGCGTGTAAGTCTTGATTCAAATACTCATTGAGGTATGAAGTAGCGCGCAAAATAACGCGTTCTAATTCCGCGTCTTGCGCACTTTGATTGCCACCTACAACAAGATTGTTGTAATCAATAGATGTCGGCGCGTTCTTATACTCCGCTAATGTAATGTAAGGCTGTTCATTAAAACCTGTTTGCGGTGTTACGCCTACTGTCATTTTTATTCTCCATCTCGCTGTGTGTCTGTGGCTTCATGTCCACAACGCCCACATTTGCGAAACCAGCCGTCAAAGCCACATTGTACGCAAGTAAAGCCGCGTTGTCTGTCGCCTTGAGAATAGGGATTAAGTGATGCTTCAAAAAAACCTTCAGCCTTCATTGCTTTGCCGTGACTTGGATTATCTACATTATAGATTCCACTTTTATCAGGATTATATTTACGCCCGCCAATAACTGTTTCTTTTACACCTTTATCAGGTGCTACATATCTTCCCATGATGCCTCCTTTAATTATTAGTAAGGGCGCGACTGGTCAAGTGTGCCGCGCCCTCACTAACTATTTAGTTTTTCTTACGCAGGAACGATTCCATTTACTACGCCGTTCCAAGCAGGAGCGGTGCAGAAGAAGGTTCCACGGAAGTATGTGGAGAAGTCGTAAGTGAACTGTACGACAGGCCATTGAATTCCCATGTAATCCTGTACGAGGAAGTTTGCCCATACATCGCTAACTTCTGTATCAGGAATTGGGAGGGTGAAGGAAAGAACTGGCGCAATACCTTGATTGAGCCATGGGTGAACCATGAGGTCCACAGCCTTTCCTGTTACTTCATTCTGAAGTCCTGTAACGATAGAACCGTATGTGACTCCATCCTTACCTGGCTCCTGAATTGTCAAACGGTAGTTAGCAGTTGAGCCACTCTTGATTGCATCTGAGAGTTGCTTACGGTCATTACCATTGAGAAGAACCAAATCAGGGTCAGCCTTAACATTTTGGTACATCGTTGCAAACACATTTTGGAATTCAACGCCTGGGTTAGCAGTGCTGAATGTGCTGTTGATGTTGTTGATTCCACCTGAGATTGCAGGGTTCAACACAGTTGGGAGGATTCCGTCATAACCAGTTGCGTATGCAGAAGTATCTGCGTTAGCGCGTGATGCGGCGGCTCCGCTTGTGCTGAAAGCAAAGTTGTTAGCAGGAAGAACAGTTGCGCCTGTACCTTGAATGGTGACAGTTGTTCCGCCCTTTACTGTGCCTTGATACTTGCAGTTTGCAGTACCAGTTGTAGTTCCAACATAAACATTGTATCCAAGCGCGCCTGTTGCTCCAGTAAAGGAAACAACTAGAACATCACCTGAAGCAACGGTTTCAGATGCAACGGCAGAAACAATGGACTCACCAAAACCGTTACCTGAAATACCTGCATCTGAAGTGATGTAGATGTAATAGGTTCCTGCGGCGAGCGCTGT